CTCAGACACTCAGTTGTCGGCTGCATGGAGTCGTCCTGCTGTAACCAACGACGCACCGAACACCAGCCAGATTCGCAAGGCTGTCAACGGTGCTGCTTTCGTTGAGCTGGCACCTATCTCAGCAACAACGTCTGTCACCGTAGCAGTTGAAGCTAACCAGAAGGTCATCCTTCAGGTTCGTGAAGCTAACTCGGCTGGGACGTCTGCTTGGTCAGCTTCCTCGGCTGCTGCTTATACCACACCAGCGGCTCCAACGGACGCGATAGCGACCAAGGAAGCAAGTCTTGACATTACAGTAGGCTTCACGCCTCATGTCGGCTACACAGAGCACGCTCACGAAATCTGGCATGGTGTCGTATCCGGTGGCGTGACCACGTGGGATGGGGCTGCACTTGTCACCCTTCCGTCCGGCACTGTCTCCTATACTCATGTGGCCCCGAACGCTGCCGAAGTTCACATCTATCGGGTGCGTGCGACAGCTGGTGCTCTGCTGTCAGGTTGGTCAACGTCCAACTCGGTGCAGCTGCTTGTCGCTCCTAATAAGCCGACCACACCAGCGACAGGTCTCTACTCCGACAAGGCTGCGGACTTCGTTGTCAACTGGGTACACAACTCGGTTGACACCACTCCTCAGAAGCACTACGAGACACGCTACTCCACTGACGGAGGCACTACCTGGAACACCACTGGCAAGGTCACCTCTACAGCTAACAGCTTCACGTTCGCTGGAGGCACCTATGCAGCCGACGTCGCACTGACAACTCAAGTACGCACATGGGGTCAGGCTGCGACAGGTGGCTCAGATGGTACTGGTGCATCACCGTGGTCTGATGCCAAGACGACAACCTTCAAGACGATCCCGGTCGCCACAATCACGTCACCGGCAGAAGCATCGGTTGTCACCGTGGCTACGCTCAAGGTCAATCTCGGGTTCTCCCAGGCTGAAGGTTCAACGTTCGTCAAGGCTACTGTGAGACTCTTGCTTGCTGGTGTAGTCCAAGAGGAGCTGGACAGCAACATCCTCATCGGTATCACGATGGCTACCAAGGTTCAGAATGACACAGCCTACACAGTCAGCGCTCGGGTGCAGGGTTCCAACGGACTCTGGTCAGACTGGACAACTAACGCATTCAGCGTTTCTTACTTAGCACCTGTTGAACCAGTGGTTGATCCTCTCATCTTCTTGCCTGCTAGTGGATGGGGTCAAATTGACTTGGCGATACCGGAACCCGGTGCTGGTGAAGCAGCAGCTGTCACCATCACAGTGTCTCGTGAAATCCTTGACGACACTGATATCCTAATCGAGGACTACCCTACTGAAGCCCTCATGACTCTCTTAGACACGACGCCGACGGTACATGGCACTAACACATACACCATCACCACAACGAGCGCCATCGGAGCTGAGACGACCGTTGTGGTCACACTGGTGACGGAGGAGTGCCGACGGGCCTACCTATCCAAGGGTGCTGGATTTGACACTGTGGTGATGTTCGGTGCTAATCTCAAAGTGTCTGAGTCTCTTGGTGTGGCTAGTACCACTGTAGAAGCTGCTGGTAGGACTAAGCCAATCGGACTCTACGGTGTGGAGACCTCAGTGGGTCTGAAGGTATCCTCGTTCATCTTTGATGGATTCGGCCAGACCATCTCCGAGCTTCGTAACTTTCTTCTCATCCCAGGGCGTGCATGCTACCGGGATTCTTCTGGTCGTCGTGTGTTCGGTTCAGTCAAGGGTTCGGTGGCGTACCGAAAGACCGACAGAGGCGACCTATCATTCACTCTGACAGAAACCTCATAGGGGGCAACCATGTCTGATCCTATCATACCGATAAGGGTTCTGTCAACTCAGGACGTGCTGTATGGCGATAGAACTACGTCATACCGCTGGGAAGTTCTTGAGCACGTAGCAGGGGTTGACGTTCTTGTTGGCACCTTGGACGGAGTGTCTGATGGCTCTTTGTCTTGGACACAGTATGCAGCTGTCAAGGGCAGGGGCAGGCTACAAGTAATTGACTTGGATAAGGCTAGCCCCGGAACGATGCGTATCGCTGATCTGGCTATGGAATCAGTTCGTCTCCGGCCGGTGCTAATGGTGGAAGGGCTACCGGAGAACCCACTGGGAGTCTTCCTCATGTCAGCTGCTAAGGAGGAGTGGGAGAACACTGGGCGAGTATGGGTCATTGAACTGCTTGACCGCTGCACTGTGCCATCTCAGGACGAGATCAGTGAGTCCTACTCAGTGCCAGCTGGTGCCCTTATTCTGCAGACCGTGCAGACCATCCTATCATCAGCCGGCGAGAGCATCGTCATTGACGCATCTTCCACGCTAGCTACTTCATCCAACATGGTGTGGGAAGTGGGCACCTCCAAGCTGACCATCGTAAATGACCTGCTTGGTGTGGCCGGATATGATGCCCTATGGATGGATGGTTATGGTAACTTCCAGGCGACGCCTCGGGTGCTGCCTGCTGACCGTTCTCTTACGTATGAAGTCCTTGGTGTACCTCGTGAACTGCGTGATGGGGAACTGTCTATCTACGATCCTAACTGGTCGCTTGACCGTGACGCTTTCAAGGTGCCTAACAAGGTTATCGCAGTGCAGGCAGCTGGTGGAGAAGACGAGCCAGCACTGGTAGGAACTTGGACCAACGAAGATCCAGCATCACCCTACTCATATCCCAGGAAGGGTCGCTGGGTAACACATACTCTTGACTCAGTTGAATGCCCTGAAGGAACCACACTTGAGATCGTTGAATTCCTGGAGAATCGTGCCCGAGCAACCTTAGTAGCCATGTCGGCAGTGCAGGCACAAGTCAAGATAGAACACCTATCAATTCCTATCAGGGTTTCAGACGTACTGCGCTTCTCGCACACCAAGGCTGACATTGACGCTAGATATGTGGTTACTGGTACTTCGCTAGACACAGTGCCACTAGGACTTATGAAGACAACGCTACAGGAGGTCATCTCACTATGAGTACGGACATCACTAAGTTCAGATGGGCCACTGTCACAGCAGTGTCTCCACTGCGTATCAAGCTTGACGGAGATAGTGCTGCACTACCTATCACGCCTGACTCGCTAATAGATCCAGCCACACTGATCGTGGATGACCGGGTTCGTGTTGAGATCTCAGGCAACCGACTCTTAGTTCTTGGACGGTCAGGAGGTATTGCAGCTGATGTGGGATACAACCTGTTAGAGCTAGTGGTTTTCTCGGCATCAGGGACATTCACTAAGGCAAGCTATCCCAGCGCGAAGGCTGTGCGTGTCAAGCTGGTCGGTGGTGGAGGCGCTGGTGGAGGTTCAGGCGCTGGTTCGTACAACTCATTCGGTTCAGGCGGTGGAGGAGGAGGCTACGCAGAGAAGCTTCTTCCTATCAGCAGCCTAGCTGCTTCTGTCACAGTCACCGTCGGCGCTGGTGGCCTTGGTGTGTCAAACAACACAGGCTCAGACGGTGGCGCTACCAGCTTCGGGTCTCACGTAGCTGCTAACGGTGGAGGCGGTGGATATCGCAAGCCTAACAACACTTATCCAGCCTATGTCCCATCAGGTCCTGCTGGTGTGGGAACGATAGGTACAATCCTCTTGTCTGGTCAGGGTGGCTCTACAGGATCAGGAGACGCTACCCTCTGTGCTAGTGGAGGCGGTGGAGCGAGTGTCCTCGGGGGAGGTGGCGCTGCCTCCGGTGGCGGATCAGGTGGCGGAACTTACACAGGAGACGACAGCAAGGGTCCAGGAGGTGGAGGTGGCGGGTCATCAACTAACGGAGGCGGAGCTAATGCCGTCGGAGGTAAGGGTGGTCCCGGAATTGTGATTGTGGAGGTGTACGCATGATTGAGCGTTTCGCGCTTGTAGATGGAGCACTGGCAGTGAATATTATTCTCTGGGATAGTGACCAAGAGTTTGAAGTGCCTGATGGCTGTGTTCTGGTTAAGGTTCCTGAAGATGTGAGCCCAGGATGGACACTGATAGCGGGTGTCTGGGTGTCACCAACTCCCGTTGATTTAGAAGTTCCTATAGAAGATCCACTGGTCATTACAGCTAAGACAGCAGCACTTGATCAGCTCGTTGGATTAGGTGTATCTGACGAAAATGCACGGCTCATCGTGGGCCTGCAATAACAAGGAGAACAGCATGGAGAAATCAACTGAACCCACTGAGCCTGTAGAGCCTGAACAGCCAGATGCCAGTGCCTACTATGACCCAGAGATTGACGGTCCCTACACACCTAACGGAGGTGATAAATAATGGCTACCATAGAAGAGTTTGACAACTTCTTCGAGAAGTATAACCCGTCGGGAGGCGGAGTTGAAGAGTGGAAC